TTCCGCGAGGCGGTGCACCGCGGCGCCTGGATCCAGGGCGCGTACTCGACGCTGTTCCTCTCGTGCCTCTTTGAGTCCAACGCCGAGGAAGGGATCTATTTCGGCAACGCCACCGGCCTCAACGCGCTCGACGTCCGGCTCTTCGATTGCTGGTTTGAGAACAATTGGAACAGCCTCGCGCTCGGCGCGCTGCGTCATGCGCAGTACGAATGCGTCGTCGTCGGCGCCGGCGCCGGCACCATCCGGCCCGAGCTCCGATCCTGCTACTTCAATGGCGGCGCGACGAGCGCCCGCTCGATCCATTTCACGGCCGCGGTGGACTACCTGATCGATCACGTCAAGGTGTTCAACGAGGCGGCCAACATCCTGATCGACGGCTCGAATTTCGGCACGTTCACCAATTGGCCCAGCCAGAACGGTGGGTACGCGTCGACGGTGAGTTTTGCCGGGACCGCGATCGCGTCGAACGTGCAGGCCTCTGTCGAGGACGGCTGGACCCCGTGGGTCCCCGCCGTGACCGCCGTCGGCGCCATGACAACGACGGCCGTCGTCGTCTCCCGCGCCAAGTACAAGGTCGTCGGCAAACTGCTGCACGTTTCGCTCTATGTGACCTGGACGATCGGCGGCGTCCTGAATACCAACGTGTCGCTGACGCTGCCGGCCGGCGTCGTCGTCGCGACGGATCAATTCACCTATGCGCCGTGTCATGTGATCGACGCGGGCGGCCTCTTTGTCGGGGGCACGGTCCGGCCGATCGTGGGCCCGACCCCCGACAAGCTGCAGGTCTATCTCGTCGGGTTTGGGAATTGGGCCGCCGGCGGATCCGGCGTCGCGATCAACCTGACGTGTGAGCTCGTCTGATGCCGCTCTTTGCCGCGTTCTGTGGCGGCAGCAACGCCGAGCGGTCCCCGATCGCCGATGCGGAGCTGACCGTGAACCTGATGCGGTCGACGACCGAGGCGCCGGGTGCGGCCAAACCCGGGAGTCTGCTCGGCACGCCCGGCCGACGCCGGGTGGGCACCGTGGCGACGACCGGCGGCCGCGGCGTCTTCACCCAGGACGGGCGCACCTGGACGGGGGTCGGCGACACGATCTACGAGCTGACCTTCGATGCGATCACGGGCGCGGTCCTCACCCAGACCGTGCGTGGCACGCTGCCGGACGACGGGCTCCCGATCAGCTGGGCGAGTAACGGCGACGGCGGCTCGCAACTCGCCCTGGTGGGCGGCGGCCAATACAAGATCCTCAATCTCCTCACCAACGTGCTCAGCGCGGCGATCGTGCTGCCGCTGACCAACGCGCCGCAGTTTGTCGGGTTTATCGATGGCTACTTCATCCTGAGCGAGAAGGACACGCTGCGCTTCTGGTTTTCCAACATCGAGAACGGGCTGATCGTGGACGCGCTGGATTTTGCGACGCGCTCGACGGCGAGCGATCGCATCGTGGCGCTGACCTGCGCGAACAGCCGGATCTGGCTCTACGGCTCCGAAACGAGTGAGGCCTACGAGGACGTCGGCGACGCGGACAACCCGTTCCAGCCGATCAAGGGGTCGCTGTTCCAGATCGGGATCGCCGGCGCCTACACGCTGAGCGTCGGGGTCAGCACGATGCGCTGGGTCGGCAAGAGCCGCATCAGCGGCCCTGTGGTCTACCGGCTCGACGGCTACAACGGCACGCGCATCTCGACACACGCGCTCGAAGCCGCGCTCGCCGACGCGCCCACGCTGGCGGATGCGGAAGGCGTGACGATCGAACAGGACGGGCATCTCTGCTACGCGGTGACGTGTCCCTCGATCGGCGACGCCGGCGACACGCTCGTCGTCGACGAAACCGAGCAAGGGCAGTGGCACCACCGCCGCGCGTGGAATGCGAGCCTCGGGCGCGAGGAGCAGTGGCCGGTGCGCGGGTACGCCTACGTCGGCCGGTTTCACCTGGTCGGCACGTGGCGCAGCGGCGCGATCTGCGCGCTCGAGCTGACCACGTACGACGACGACGGCGCGATCCTCCGGGCCCGCCGGCGGGCGCCCTACCTCGGGGCGGAGAACAGCTACGCGACGATCGACCGCATCGAGCTCGGGGTCGAGAACGGCGTCGGGCTGATCAGTGGCCAGGGGAGCGATCCTCAGATCGAACTCCTGGTCAGCAAGGACAGCGCGCGCACCTGGTTCTCGATGGGGAATGCCTCCCTCGGGCCGATGGGCCACTACGACGATCGCACCTTCTGGACGCGGATCGGCCAGGTGCGCATCGACCGCCTCGTGCTCGAAACGGTCATCACCGACCCCGTCAAACGCGTGATCGGCCCGGGCATGTGGATCGTCGCCACGCCGGGGAAGGCCGCCTGATGCCGCTCAGCACCAGCCTCATCCCGAACGCGCGGGATCCGATTGTCGATGCGGCGACCGGCCAGCTCACGGAAGTCTGGCGCACGTTCATCCGGCTGCTCGCGAGCCAGGTCGGGGCGCTGGCGCCGATCACCGCGCGCTACTGGACGTCGACCGCCGACCCCACGCTGAGCAACGAGCAGAATCTCGGCGCGCTGGCGTCGGGGTACCTGAAGCTCGCCGTGGCGATCGGCATCGCGACGCCGTCGACCGTCGCCACGATCCCGCAGGCGGACGTGACCGGCCTGGTCGCCGCGCTGGCGACGATTCCCGCGCTCCCGATCGCGGAGGCGAACGTGACCGGCCTCGTGGCCGACCTGGCGGCGCGCCGGCTGCTCGTGCCACGCGTCACGGGCGCCGCCTCGAGCGCGACGCCGACGCCCAACGCGGACACGACCGACCTCTACAGCCTGACCGCGCAGGCCGCGGCCGCGGCGTTCGGGAACCCGACCGGGACGCCGCTCAACGGCCAGCCGCTGCAGATTCGGATCAAGGACAACGGCACAGCGCGCGCGCTGACGTGGGGCACCGCCTACGTGGCGGGCGGCCTCGCGCTGCCGGCGACAACGGTGCTGAGCAAGATCCTCACGCTGGGGTTTCTCTACAACACGGACAACGCGCTCAACAAGTGGCAGCTGATCGCCAGCGCCCAGGAAGTCTGATGCCGACCAATTACTCCCTTCAGGGCGGCCAGTCGGAAGCCACGATCGACCAGGCGAACATCGCCATGCGCGCGATGCCCTGGTATCAGGAGCAGATGCGCCAGTGGGGCCAGGACCCCGGCCATCCGAACCTCGCCAAGTCGCAGAGCCAGCAGATCCTCAAACTCGCGCAGGCCAACGGCTACAAGGTCGACGAAGGCGACATGGAAGTGGACGACCACGGCAACTTCAACCCGAAAGGCCACAAGCTCCGCAACACCCTGATCGTCGTCGGGATCGCGGCCGCGACGATCGCGACGATGGGCGCCGCGGGCGCGTTCGCCGGGGCGGCGGGGAGCGGGGCGGCCGCCGGGACCGGGGCCGCGAGCACGGCGGCGGGGCTGGGTGGCGTGGAAGCCGGGGCCGCGGCGGGGCTCGGGGCAGCCGCGTTGCCCGGCGCGGGCACGGCGCTCGGGGTGGCGGGCGGGACCGCCGCGGCGGCAGGTGGCGCGGCCGCGGCCGGCGGCACGACCGCGGCGACGATCGCGGGCACGGGCGCCGCGGCGAAGGCAGGTATGAGTTACGCAGACCTCTTGAAGTACGGCGCCCCGGTCGCCGGCAACCTGGTGGGCGGCCTCATCCAGGCGAACGCCGCCGGCAAGGCCTCCGACGCGCAGCAGAAATATCTCGAGGAAGCGCTCGCGTACCAGAAGGAAAGCGACGCCTACGCGCGCACCACGGACGCGGCGCGGTACGCCGACACGCGCGGCGACGTCGCGAAAGCCGATCAGCGCTACGGCGACTACCAGGGGCGGATCCTGCCGTTCATCCAGAACGGGACGAGCAGCAACGATCGCATGGCGGCGCTGTTGGGGCTGCCGGCTCGGGCGGGCGGGACCTCCGGCGGGTCGAACGGGTCCAGTGGCCCGCCGGCGAGTCAGGGCGTGACGCGCGACGCGGTGACCGATGCCGCCGTCGACGCGGCGCTCAAGGCCAACAACTCGAGCGACGACCCCGAGTACTGGAAGAACCAGATCGCAGCGCACGGCGACTCGTCGACCAAGAGCTGGGCCTACTGGAAAGACTTCATCGCGCGCGGCGACGGCGTCGGGAAGGGCTACGCGGGCCCGAGCACGCCGAGTGTCGCAGCGCCGGCCGCACCGGCGACGGCCCTGGCCCCGACGGCCGCCGCGTCGCCGCTGACCACCCAACCGCAAGCGCGCAGTGCCGCGCCGGTGCAGATGCGCGCCCCTGATGGCAGCGTGCAGAGCGTGCCAGCCGATCAAGTCGATCACTACACGAAACTCGGCGCGACCCTGCTCGGAGCAGCAGCCTAATGGCCATGCAAGACGGCAACGATCCCAACGCCGGCGGCGGCGATTGGTGGACGCAGAACGCGCCCGACCCGAACGCGTATCCGGCGCAAGGCGGCACGACGTCGCTCTACGGCGCGGTCGCGCAGTTGTACCGGACCGCGCTCGGGCGTGAAGGCACCGACGCCGAGATCCATCAGTGGGCCGACGGCCGGCGGCCGGACGAGCTCGCAGGCATTCAGCAGGCGATCTATGCCTCGGACGAGGCGAAGGCCTACAGCGCGCGCGCGACCGCGGGCGCCGTCACGCCGCCGACGCCGAACGATCCGGTGATCCCGCCGCCGCCGACCGGTGGCGGCGGCGCACCCGCGCCGATCACGACCCAGCCCATCGGGGTGCCGACCTCCGGCTTTGGCGCGGCGCCGCCGACCTACGTCAGTAACCCGAACGCGCCGGTCTACACGCCGCTGCCGACGTATGTCGCGCCGACCTGGCAGGGCGGCGACTTCGCCAACCCGACGATCGAGGATCTCTACAACTCCCCGGGCTATGGCGCGCGGCTCGATCAGCGGATGAAGGCGGCCGGGCGGCAGTTCGCCTCGCAGGGGACCGTGCTCAACGGCGGCACGCTCAAGGCTCTCGATCGCAGCGCGCAGGACTATGCGACCGGCGAGTATCAGACGCTGCGCAACAACAGCTTCGACGCCTACAAGCAGCGCTACTCGCAGTTCACCGACGCGGCCGGGATGGACCTCAACGCGCGGACGATCAACGCGAACCAGAACCAGAACACGTTCACCAACAACATGTCGACCTACAACGCCGGCAACGCGCGCACGCTGAGCGACTTCCTCACCAACACCACGGCGACGCGCAACAGCGAGCTCGACTACTGGAACCGGTTGAACGATGTGAATAACACCGGGGCGAACCTCGCCGGCGGCAGCCGATGAGCGTCGCGTCGATCCTGGAAGCGATGGCCGCCAACGCGGGGACGCGGCAGCTCGCGCGCGGCGCGCTGATCGGCAACACGATTAGCAACGTCGCGGCGGTGCCGGGGCAGATCATGGCCGACCGGGAGCGGCAGCAGATCGTGGATCAGGAGAACGCGCGGCGGAACGCCACGGACGCGCGCCAGGCGCGAGGCGATGCGCGCGACGAGGCGGCGTTTCAGGCGGATCAGCGCAAGCGGGCCGTCGCCATGGAGATCACGAAGGCGTACACCGGCGGCACGCCCAACGACCCGACCACGAACAATCTCGAGGCGGGCATCGCGAAAGCGCGCGAGCTCGGCGCCTACGATCAGATTCAGCCGCTGCGCGAGCTCCACCAGAAGGAAGTCGACCAGGCGAACCCGAAACCGTACCAAACCGATCCGACGCACGACACCCGCGACGCGCGGACGAACCAGATCATTACGCCCGCGGTGGCGAAGATGCCGGAGATGGGCACGCCGGCCTATGAGGTCGCCACGCGCGTGCAGGACCTCCTGCACCCCGCAGTGCCGCCGGCCGGTGCACCAGGCGGCAGTGTGGATTACACCGCGCTCACGACGCCGGCGCCGGCCGACCATGCCGGGGATCCGAGTTGGACGCGGGCCGACGGGACGCCGAAGGGCAACGGGTTCCTCGGCGTGCTCACGCGACCCGACGGCAAGGTCTCGAGCGAAATCTCCATCGGCGTGATGATCAACGGCAAAGAAACGGAAGTG